TCCATTCATTACCCTAATAGTCTCGGCTTGTAGCTTCTGTTTGATAATAGTAGGCGAGGCGTGGAAGTTCAGACGCTTGTCCTCCCAATCGTACTTCTTTACCCACTCGCCAATAGTAGCAGGGCGTACTCCGTAGAGCTCCGCCACTTCTGCTTGGGTAACCTCAATATTTTCAATGTAATATTGTTCAGCCTTAATACGTGTTTGTTCTTTTGTTTTTGCCATTTTTTTGTGGCAAAATTCCTACAAATAAGGCAATTAGAAAACAAGTTGTTCAGTCCTTGAACAACTTTGTCCAACCCTTGAACAGTTTTGTCCAACCCTTAAACAACTATTTGCACACTCGACAGAAGCTCACGAATTTTGCCCCGAAAATGATTAACAAAAAATGAAAGCCTATGCCTAAATTTATATTGAATGATGAAGCAGTGGTCAATTCTTACGGCTTTAGAATCCTAACTGCAGGAATTGACCTAACACGCTTCAAACTCAACCCAGTAATGCTTGATGGGCACATTCAGAGCAATCAGAATGTTATAGGAAGTTGGAAAGACATCACCCTTGAAGGGGGTAAATTGCTCGCTGAACCTATATTTGATATGGAGGACGACAATGCGAAGCTTATAGCGGGCAAGGTGGAGCGGGGTGTCATCAAAGGGGCAAGTATGGGAATAATGTTTTCTAAGAAAGATTTAGCCAATGAAAATGGCGAAATGGTGCTTAAAAACTGCTCTCTCTTCGAGGTGTCTATTGTAGCTGTACCCAGCAATGCCAACGCTTTGCGCTTGCAAATGGATGGAAAAGAACTTACAGAGAACGATATTAAAGAGCTATGCCTATCATTGACAGATAAAACAATTAACACAGATAACAATATGAAGATACAACTTACACAATTAGCCTTAGTAGCCTTGGGTATGAGTGCCAGCACTAAGGAGTTATCGGCAGACGAAATAGAATCTGCTATTTTGGCACTTTCTAAAACACGAGACGAACTGAAAGAAAAACTTACCCTTTCAGAAGAACAGCTTAGTGCTTTTGTAGCCAAAGAGAAAGCACAAAAAGCTGCCCTTACTACTCAAATGCTTGATGAGGCAGTGAAAAGCGGTAAAATCACTGCCGACAAACGACAAACCTTTGCTGATTTGGCAGCTAAAGACTTTGAGTTAGCAAAAGCTACTTTAGAAGCTTTGCCTTCTAAAAAGAACTTTAGCATGGGAGTAACCACACCCGCAGGAACCACTGGAGTAACTACTATGGATGATTTTCAAAAACTCTCCTTAGATGAGAAGTTGGATTTCAAAAACAGCAACCCTGAAGCCTACCAAAAATTGGTTGCTTCTATTTAACTCCGTAACACAGGAAGCGTTTAAATAATATTTAAAAACCTTTTAAAAACAGAATTAACTATGGCAATGAATTTTCCAGAAATATGGGAGGCACGCGTACGACAAACCCTTTCACAAGGAGCCGATGCCGACTTCTTAGACGGCGTGCAAGAACTCGATGGCGATGTAACCCAAATGGGCGAACACAACGTAATTCACATCCCTACTACTGAGTTCAAACCCGATGTACTTATTAATAACAGTACATACCCCCTCGCTATCCAAGACTACACAGACAACGAAGTAGTAGTAAAATTGGACAAGTATCAAACAAAACCAACTAAGGTCACCGACGACCAAACCATCGGAGCAAGTTACAGCAAAATTGATGCGGTTACCCGTAGCCACACTAATGAGATCAGCGTTACTAAGTTCAAGAAAGCACTACACGCTATTGCTCCCGACCAAAACACCGCTGCTACACCAGTCCTCACTATTGCGGGTACTGAATGTACCTATAACGACATTGTAGCCCTCAAAGCAAAATGCGATAAAGCAGGATGGCCTCTCAAAGGTCGCCGCCTTGTCTTGTGCTATGACCACTACAACGCCCTCCTTAAAGATAGAGAACGTTTTGGTGACCAGCTTATCAACTATCGCAATGGACAAACAGCCCCAGTGATTGCAGGCTTTGAAATCAAAACCTACGAACAGCACCCTCACTACAATGCCACAGGACAAAAAATCGCTTTCGACCAAGTGCCTACAAGTACCGATAAACCCGCTTCAGTAGCCTTTGTGGTAGATGCCGTACGCAAAAAAACAGGGCTCACTAAGCAGTATTATTCCGAAGCCAAACAAGATACCCAAAACCAAGCAAACCTCTTGGCGTATCGCCACTACTTTATTGCTTTGCCTTTGGAGAAAAAGTACATCGCTGCACTCAAATAATGTTTAACCCAAAAAGGAGGGGAAGCCTCAGAAAAGCCCCAAAGTAACTCAATTAACACGCTTTTTCTGCAACCTTCCCCCCCCTTACTAATAACACAAAATCTATGGATACCATATTCAATGATAACCCCAATTTAGATGTAGCCTACAAAACCGCTGACGGCAAATACTTCTACACCGAAAATAGCGCACAAAACTACGCCCTCACCCTCAAAAATAAAGAGGTAAAAAAAGTAGTACGTACAGAAGAAGCAACAGAAACAGAGGAAGTAAAAAATGAAGTAGTTACTCAAACAGAGAAGCCTTCAGAAAACCCAAAGTCCTCAGAAAACTCTGATAGTTCAGAAAACCGAGAGCCCTCAGAAAACTCTGATAGTTCAGAAAACCCAGAGTCCTCAGAAAACTCTGATAATTCAGAAACCCCAGAAAACTCTGATAATTCAGAAAACTCTGATAGTTCAGAAACCCCAGAGCCTTCAGAAAGCTCAGAGCCCTCAGAAGAAACAAAGCCCAGCTTTGAACTCAAACCTAAAAACTTTAACAAACGCTAAACAATGAACGGAGTAAAATTCATAAGAAAAAACGGTGGCTTAGGGCGTGAACTCGCAGGCGAAGACCATATCTCTGGGCTCATCGTCTATGGCGAAGCAGCCGTTGCTCCTACCTTATTACTTTCGGTAGAGGAATTAGCAGGCAAGGCTATTACCCACACAGCAAACCCCGTGTTGCACTACCATATAACCGAGTTCTTTCGTATCAATGAAGGGTCAAAGCTATACGTGCAATCAGTAGCAAGTGCCGACGGCAATTATACCGAAGTAAAAACCCTGCAAGCATTCGCACAGGGCAAACTCCGACAAATCGCCGTTTGCGACTTCAAAACCGAACTTTCGGGCTTAGATAACGCCCTTAGCAAGCTGAACACTATCGGCAAGGAGTTATCTAAACGTATCACCCCTGTAAGCCTTTTGTATAGCTTTAAACTCAAAGCCGAAGATATTGCTAACCTCCCTGATTTGCGCACCAAAAGTGCCGAACTTGTGAGCGTGGTTATAGGTCAAGATGGTGCAGGGCGAGGAAACTATATCGCACAAACTACCCCTGCAGTAGGTTGTATAGGGGCTGCCCTTGGAGCCCTTTCCAAAGCCAGCGTACACGAAAGCATTGGCTGGGTAGAAAAGCAGAACTTAGTGAGTATAGCTTACGATAAAGCCCTTACAGGCGACACCTTGCAAGCTCTTGAGTTAGATGTCCCTGCTTTAGCCGACGGTACCAAGCTTGGCAGCCTAACCCCTGCACAAGTAGAAGCCTTGCACGGCAAAGGCTATATATTCCTTACCCAGTATGCGGGCAATGCGGGTACGTACTTCAATGATAGCTTCACTGCAACCGCTGCCAACAGCGACTTTGCCTATATAGAGAATAACCGCACCATCGACAAGGCTATCCGTGAACTCAACCGTGTACTGGTACCTAAGATTTCAGGTCCTGCTTATATTGACCCCGACACGGGCAACCTACAAACAGCAACCATATCGGCTATTAGTGCCCTTTGTGAGGAGCCTTTAGATGCAATGAAGCGCAACGGAGAGCTCAGCGGGTACAAAGTGTATATCAACCCACGCCAGCGTATATTGCAAACCTCCAAGTTAGAAGTAGTACTCAAAATAGTACCCGTAGGCACTATGCGCGAGATAGAAGTAGCTATCGGCTTTGCCCTTAGTGTATAGTAATTAATAACTGTTTAAAAGCACTTTAAAATGTTAGAATTAGAACCCCTTATCAACGGAAGAGAATACGGATGGGCAGATATCATCTGCACTATCGGGGGCGTACCCGTTACGGGTATTGTTGCCATAAAGTACGAAGAGGAGCAGGAGAAAGAGAATGTATATGGTGCAGGTCGCCACCCTGTGAGTCGTGGGTATGGTAGAGTGAAGACTACTGCTTCTATCACTGTGCTTGCCTCAACGGCAATGGCACTGAAAGCTAAAGCCCCTAAAGGACAATTACACCGTATTGCGCCTTTCCCTATCACGGTGAACTATCAGCCCGATAATCAGCCCTTGGTAACTCATATACTAAAGAATTGTGAGTTTCAAAAAACACCTTTTGAGTGGAAAGAGGGCGATATGCACAAAGAAGTAGAATTACCACTCATTGTAAGTCACGTAGTAGATAAAAGCATTTAATTATTATGGAAAAAGAAACGTTTATGTTTGTAGAAGACAACAAAGTCGCCGAACCTGCTACCATTTGTGGGCTATCGGCAGCCGCAATACAAACCCCTAAA